CCGACGTTCGTCACTCACACCCCGGGGGTTAACCCTTTCGTGAGGACGAGCAAGTAGATGTGACTTGCTATCACCGCATGGGCCAAGGACGCTTCAGACAGAAGGGTCTGCCATGAAGCGGTCGGGCTCTGATGTCTGAGCAGAAGACAGGTGCAAGTTCAGGGTGCGAGATCAGGCAAACATCCCTCCGGTGGCGCGATTAAGCGCAACCATCAGAACGCTCACTGAGCGCTCCACCAGGAACATAGGGCACCAGGTCTCCCCCCCTTGTATCTAGACCTTCCTTCTCCAGCCGCTTAACTTCCTTAATCAGAAAGTTTTGTGCTGCGAATAGGTCTAACACCTTCGCTCTGTCGGTCCAGTTTAGGGCCGAGACGGAACCTATATAGGTTTCAGTCACATCCTTCATCGCTTGGTTTCGAGCAGCGTGCTCTGACCATTCGAATGGGTCCACCCCTTCACCGGTAGGGCCTTTCGGTCTCCAAGAAACGGAGATATTAACTCCTTTATCGAGGAGCCGAAGCGGTACCCAAAGCCCCGGTGAGACTAACATCAATGGCGCCGACAGGATCGCCATTACTAGCGAACACCCGAATACGGGATATCGAAGCCAATTGGCTTTGAGATCACGTAATGCCGCCGAGACTGTATCTACAGCTTGGCGTGCCTGCACTATAGTATACGCGCAGACTGCGTGAAATACATATAGATTCAGCAGGTCAGGAGCAACACTTCGGTGGTAGGCAGCGATCCAAGCTGCGGAGCGATCCGCTAACTGGCCACTACCCCAAAGCCCTCCTGAGGGTCCCATCGCTAGTAAAGTCACCACCATTGGGTCTATTTTCGTCTTTCGACGGAGTAGGCCCAAGAGGGAAATGACATCCTTCATTTGCATCGGAAGAAAGCCAAAGCTCTTAGCAACTAGTTCGTTGACCAGTAGAGGTATGAAGCGCAAGTTTCTTATCACTACTAGGATAAGTCCAGGCCCAATTGGAGAGAATTCTCCCCAATCAGGGTGGACCCACCGTTTCGCGAACTCTAAGCAGCCTTTCTCAGACACGAGCGACTTGCTCATGTTGATAGGGACACCCAGAGCCGTCATTAGACTTCGGTAGGCCTCCGCTACTCTGCTATCGGCGATGACGACGTCGTCACCGAGAACACAGTAGAATGGGAAGACTACGCTCCATCCAACACGCGAAGCTGCTACTTGTACTATCACATGGTGTGTTAGCGCAAGCATAGCCCAAGAAGAGTATGCGCCCATCGGTTGCCCGACGGCATACATAATAGGTTTTCGCCCTAGATACCACGGGCGCTCTGTTAAGAGTGCCCGCCAGGAAGCTGCCCATGACAACCCTAGGGTTGAAAGGATTTGTTCCTGAAGGAGTACCGGCAATCTGTCCGTAGCAGCTGAAAGATCAAAGGAATACATGGGTCTGCCCTTGGAGATCTCGAGAAGGCGTTTAAGGCCTCCGGTCTGATCAAAGGTAGCATCCATCCTTAACAACTTGAGGTTGCTAAAGATAGTACTGTGAAGTGGCTTGAGCATCGCTTGAGTCCACCAATCAGTAATTGCCACTACTCTGACCTTTCCGGCTGCCTCATACAACTTCGTCAACCGACCAAGTTTGTACGGCATGCATCCTAGGATTGCTAGCAGCGGTATCACAGGTGCTGAGAGAAGCATCACCCCGACCAACCAAGTGTAGACATGCCAAGAGCGGGATCGGATCGCTATTACCGTCAGGTGCCACCATTGCAATGGTGCACACCAGAAGGCTAGCGCGTCGAGACCACTTGACCACGTCGCACGAGGGTAATTGGGGCCCGCGGCCTCTGAGAAGAGGTCCGGGGATGCGGATCTGAGTCCTTTTAATGTAACGCCCAAACGGAGAACTGACTGGCGCACCTCCCAAGTGGGAAGTGTTTGCTCCTGTCCATCGAAAGGAGACGTAATAGTCTCGATCTTCAAGACAGGGGGGCAGCCAATCACTCTATAAACAGAGAGAATGGTTAGCGCTACACGCAATGCAACCCACCCTTTGGCGCTCCCAAGACGTCTGCTAGACGAAATGAGAGACCGGAGGCGGGCCGGTAGAATAAGGGGCAGCCCAGAGCGACTGCGGGCGACCCTAACGCCATTCGGTTGAACGGCATAGGGGAGTCCCGCAGCCCACAATACAACTATTCTCGTTGACTCTTTAAGATAACCGACCAGAAAAACCCGGCCGGAGCTCTTCCAGAGAAACTTGATTCGTTGTACCAAGGGTTGGAAACAAATCTTCCACTGGTCTTTCAGACCCGTGGCCCACACTGGCACTAGACAGTAAGCATTCAGCTCGACGAGCCGAAGCCACCGTTTAGTGCTAACTTGCCTTTTCGCGGTGTGGAATATTTTCATAAAAAAATGGAAGTATTTTGCACCGGTCGTGGAGGTCAAGGTGGGCCCAGTGGACCGGAGCTCATAGTCTCCCACCTTGGAAGGCTTCACCTTCTTTAGCTAGTGACGCAAGTACCAGAAGGAGGACTCCTCCTCCTCCTGGGTGCCCTTACCGACATTGCTGTCTGGAGAGGATATGCGAGAGGTCAGCCTAGCGACTGGGTAGGAC